CCCTTGGTCGGGGTGCGGTCGCGCAGGCGCTCAAGTGTCGATTTCGGCTTGCCCTGCGGGTCTTCAACGTGCCTGCGGCCAACGAGGTCGCGCACGTGGTCAAGGCGCAGCGGCAGGTCTACCGGGTCGCCTTCCTTGGTGTTCTCGGCAAGACCGGCGACGACCTTCTCGCCAATCTTCTTGACGCCTTCGATCATCTGTTCGCGGATGGCGACGACATCCTCTTCCGCCTCTTCGCGGAAGTCGTCCACCATGCGGAAAGAGGTCTGGTGCATCTTGTTCCACGCATCGAACCGCTTCGCCTCAAGCTCAAGCTCGGGAAGCTGCGACACGCGGGCACGGCTAAAAGCTGACAGGCCCATGGCTGGGTTTCCTTTCCTGTTATTGAGCAGGGGGAACCGGTGGGAGTGATCCCGGTTCCCCCCATCGCTTACGGGTCAACGACGAGGAAGATTGCCGCGAGCGAAACCTTACGCCAGCTTGTGCTTGAACTGGACGATACGGATGTTCTTGTTCTCGTACCGGCGGTTCCAGTTCGTGCCGACCGTTAGCTCAACGTTGGTCGGTGCGACACCCGTCGCCGTGCCGACCCACGCGACGCCGCGCGGGTGCATGACGAAGTGCCGACGATTGATCAGGATGTCCTCGCCAGCGAGGCTATCGCGATCAGTCTCGGTCGGGGTCGGTGCGCCGCCGTCCGCGTAGCCGATAGCGCCAGCGCCGAACAGGTAGCTGGTGTACACGCCGGTCGCAACCGGCATCCCATCGTCCACGATCACCCGCTTGCCCATGTAATAGGGCAGGGTCGGGTTGCCGTCGCGGTCTTCCTTGAAGTCGATGAGGCCCTGCTTGACCAGCACGGCCACCGTGGCCGAGTGCATGGCGAAAGCGGTCAACTGGGCAGCGGCGTCGCCCAGCTTGTAGATGGCGTCCACCACGCTGTCGCCACCGATGACGGCGGCTGCGCCCGCGCCTGCGGAGATGTCGTGGATGTTGCCCGACATGCTGGCGGCCTTGAAGATGCCTTCCAGAATGGACAGCACCATCGCCTGCCAGCGGCGTGACCAGTATGCGCCAACCAGCCCGGCGATTTCCCGCATCGGGTCATCGCCCGAAAGGGCTTCGGCGAGGTCGTTGACACCCCACGCCTTGCCGCGAGCGTGCAGCACGGCGATGTCCTGCGCCGAGGTGATCTTATCGACGCCCAGCGGCACGACATCGGACAAAATCTCTTCGACGCCGGTCAGGTCCTTCCAGAACGGCATGGCGAGCGTGGTGCCGCCTTTCATGCCGAACACGTTCAGTTCGCCGACCGTCTGGATAATGCCGCTCTCGTAGAAAGCGGACAAGGCGGTCGTGCGTTCAACCACGTAGGGGTTGAAGATTGCGGGGACGATGACATCAGCAATTTTTGTAGCGGCCATAGGTGCAGTCCTCCTCAGTTGGCCATGGGGTTAAGCATGAACCAACCGAAGTCATTGACCGTCCGGCTGGGGGGGACACTTCGTTCTGCCATTAGCCGAGAACGAATGTACCTATGTTTATTGGTCGCCCGCCATTAGCCGAGGCAACCCTTACGCAGCAAGAATTCTATCGATTTCCGACTGCGTGCGCCCCGCTGCTTTCATGAAGCGGCGGGCCTTGTCCTTATCGGATTTGATAATGCGGCCCTGTTCCGTCATGTTGAAGGCTTCCTTCGACCACGGATTTATTTCAGAACCCCGACCGTTGCCAGACCCATGGCTTCCTGAGCCTTTGGCTGGCATGACGAACGGTTTACCATCGTCCGACTTAGACCAATTTTCCACGAATTTGTCGATATCTACTTCACCGAGGTCGGTGTCAACGACTGCGTGGCGCTTGCCATCGTCGCCCTTGCGCACCTTCACGGAACTGCGGAGCAGGGCGCGGGTCGCGCCCATGAATTCCTTGGCGATGCCGCTCTTGACCAAAGCTTCGGTCAGGCCGCCGTCCACAAGCGTCGCGTGGATAAGATCGTCGCGTTCCTTGATTTCCTCTTCCTTGGCCCGCAGGTCGGCCAGCCGCTTGGCCTCAGCGTCGCGCAGGCGCTGCTCGTAGCGCTCGCGTTCCTTCTGAAGCTTCTGCTCGGTGTCCTTGTCGCGATTGGGGTCGTTCTTCAGCGTCTCAAGCTCGGCGGTGATGTCCGCATAGCGCGCCGGGTCGAAGTCGTCGGGCAGACCTGCGGTCTTGGCTTCCAGATTGGTGACCCTGTCCTGAAGGGTCTTCTTTTCCCGCTTGAGCGTAGCCAAAGCCGTGGTCAGTGAATGCAGGGAGGTGTGGGCGGTGAGGGTGTTGTCCAGATCAAGATAGAACTTGCCGTCCTTCTCGACATACTCACCGGCCAAAGCCGCAGGAATATCTTCGGCTTTCTCAATGACCGCACGCAGTGCCACGCTATCAATTCTCCCTAAGTCGTGGGCTCGTCGTCGCCTTCCACAGGCTCGTCGTCACCCTCTACAGGCTCGTCGTCGCCTTCCACCGGCTCGTCGTCGCCCTCTTCGGGCTCGGGCTCAGGCTTGCGCTTGGGTTCCTTCACCTCATCATCGTCGTCGCGAACACCGGGACGGCCCATGAGAAATTCCCCTTCAAATGCACCTGATTGGAAGCGTGCGAAACATACGCTTCAAGCCCTTGCTTTGGCTAGGGCTTTTTTTGCTTCTTCAAGTGGGGGTTCTCTTCGCCCTGATAGGCCAGCTTGTTGGGGTCGCCTTCGGGGTCGTCATTGACCAGTTGCTCGCCCGGATTGAGCGGCACAATGCCGTCAAGTGTCCAGTCGCCGAACCGCTCGGAACCGGGGTAAGGCTCAGGTGCGGGCGGCAGGTCGGTGAAGAACTGTCTTTGGGTCGATACGGGTTTCTTGGCCATGCTGTTCCTTTCATTCGGGGTTGGGTTGACCCCTAGATATACGATCCTTTATGCATTTCCGCCAGCATTGCTCACGATTTCCACGTCGATGACATCGATCTTGCTGTACCCGCCGACCTCCATGTTCTCGGTGGTGCTGATGTATTTGAAGCGCGTGCCGCGCGCGGCAATCACCTCCGCTTCATCGGCCATCGCCGACGAGACGGTGCTGCGTCGGCTGATGAACGCCGCCTTGGTGCCCGCAGGCACGCGCACGCGGAACAGCACCTTGTTGCCGGTGATCGTTGACCGACCGGCAAAGGTATTCAGCGAGACGTTGGGGTTGTGTGACATGCTGGCATAGCCCATGTCGGGGAATTCCAGCGGGGGCGGGATGTTGTTCAGGTCACCGGTCGAACTGATGCCACGCCACATGATGGCGTCTTCCTTGGTCTTGTTCATGATGCTGTCCAGCGTCATGACGTGCTTCTTGCTGATCGGCCCCAAGGCATCGAAACCCTGCTTGCGCAGCGTCCTGTTCATCTCCCCGTAGCCGCTGGCCGTGTAATACTGCACCGCCTGCGTGCTGACGCCATTGAACGGGAGGTTCACGGCCTTCCGGGTTTCTTCCATGATGATCGATTTGTTCGACGCCTTCAGGTCGGTTATGCCTGCCGCCTTGCCCCAGCGGGTCGTGTTGTCCTTCCATGGCGCAGGCTTCACTAGCTGCTCGTAATGCACCTTGTACTTGCTGGCCTTGGCCGCCTGTTCCGCCGCTGCCTTCGTCTGCGCTTCCGCCGCCTGCGTCTGAGCGAACTTGGCCTTTTGGGCCTCAACCGCCGCCTTTTGCTCGGGCGAAACGAACTTGACGTGCCCGTCATCGACCATCTGCTGAAGAGCAGCTTTCTGCTGGTCTTTGGTCAGCGTGGTCGATTGGAAATATTTCTCGATGGTCTTGGTCTTGCTGCCCCCGGTCGTCTTTTCGATATTGTAGAATTTCTTGTATTCGTTCGTGCCGTCCTTGTAGGGGTTGCTCGGCTTGGTGACCGTCACGTCCCACTTGGCATAGTCCGCTTCCGGGATGTCCGCGAGCTTGGTGATGACCTTGGGCACGTTGGTCACCATCTGCGGGGCGGTGGAAGAGCCCATCTTGACGATGTGCAGGGCACCCCCGGCAACGGCTGTGTCTATAAAATCGTCTATGTCCTTGTCGGTCGGATTGTGAAGCTGCTTCTTCAACATCGCCTTGTACTCAGCGACGTTGTACTGATCCGCATATGTCCCCGGCCCGGTCTTGATGACGGCATCGTCGGCCAGACCGCCGGGGGTCTTCTTCATGGCAACCGCAGAAGGTCCGGGCGGCACCTTGCCGGGTTTGCTGGTGATCGCGCCTGACGAAAGGAAACCTTCCAAAGCGGTATCGGGGTCACCGTGCCCGGCACCCGACCACATCTTTTTCCACTCGGTCACCGTGTATTTGTTGCCGAGGCTGGTCGTCAGGATGTCGTCATCGGCGAGCTTCGCCACGGTGGGGTTCTGCGGGGCGGCAGGCGCAGGTGCTGGCTCTGGGGGCTTGGGTGCAGGGGCCGGTGCTGGCGCGGGCTCTGCGGGCTTCGGGGCAGGCGCTGGCGCAGGCTCTGCGGGCTTCGGTGCGGGGGCCGGTGCTGGCTTGGGCGCAGGGGCCGGTGTGGCGGGCGCGATCTTGATCGCGCCACTCGTCACATACTTGTCCAAGGCGGCGTCAGCGTTATCCGACCCGCCCCAGTAATTCTTCTTCCATTCGGCCACCGTGGATTTTTCACCCGTGCTGTCGATTGTCACGATGTCGTCGTTCTTGAATTTCGACACCGGCTTCTGGCCTGCGATTGGCGCAGGCTCGGGGGCAGGTTTCGGGGCTGGCTGTGCAACCTTCGCGGGCGGTGCCGCCTTCGGCACGAACTGCAACAGATCGTCGTCTATCTGCTCATTCAAAATCTGGTCGGCGTCGGCGTCGTCTATGCCCTCTTTGATCTTGTAGTCGGCGACCGTGTACTTGTTGCCAAGCCACGTCTCCACCACGTCATCGTCCTTGAATTTGATCGCGGATTTCGCGGGCGTATCGGGGGCTGGCCCGGTGGGCTTCGCCTTCACCGTCCATGCGCCCGTGGCGATCTTCTCATCGAAGGCATTCACCGAGGCCATATCGCCTTTCTTGAGGTCACCGGCCTTGTACTCGGTGCCGAACGGCGAAACGACGATGTCGTTATCGTCCAGATCGGCGAGGCCCTTCTTCGTCGTCGCCGAGGCCGCCGCAGGCTCGCCCAGCCCCGTCTGCATCTTCGCGGTCGTCAGGCCCATCTGCTTGGCCGTCGCTTCGAAGTCGTCGTGGTTCTGCCCCGGCTGGAACGGGTTCTTGGTGATGACCCCCAGCTTCTGGTCGTTCGACTGCATGTGCGCGGCGAGCGTGCCGGGGGTCAGCGTGCCTGCCTTCATGGCGGCCAGATCGGCGGGGTGGTGGACGGTGATGAACCCCTTCTTGATGTCGTACATGATATGCTCTTGGCCCTTGGCCTTGCCGCCCACGGCGGCATGGAACTGGCCAACGGTCATGCCGTCCTTGTACTGCGCGAAATCGGCGTTCGCCTTGGTGCCCGGCTTCTTCGGGTTGTGCGGCACCTGCATCGTGATGATGTCGTTCTCTTTGATGCCCTTGATCTTGCTGGTGATCAGATAATCCGACTTCTTCAGCAGGCTCGGCTCAGCCGACGAGCCGAACTGCTGGCCCGTGGGTGATGTCAGGAAGTTCTTCGGCGCTGGCGCTGCGGGGGCAGGCGCGGGCGCTGGCGCGGGTTGACCCGGAACCTGCGGTTTGGGTGCTTCCGCCCCCGGAAGCGCGTCAGCGGGCTTGGCAAGCTGTGTGACGGCAGGCATCGGCGGCTTGCCGAGGCCCGCGCCGGGTCGTTGCGCAAGCTGCACCGGGTCATGGACGGTGATGAAACCCTTCTTGAGGTCGTAGGCCAGATGCTCGGGGGCTTTCGCCTTGCCCGCGCCACCCGTGGCGATGGCGGTCTTGAACTCGCCGACCGTCATGCCGTTCTTGTACATGGCGAAATCGGTCGCCGCCCCCGTTCCCGCCTTCTTCGGGTTCTCGGTGACGTGCAGCTTGATGATGTCGTCGTCCTTGATGCCCTTGGTCTTGCCCGGCCCGTAAGTCTCGGCCTTGAACGCCTCGCTGCCGGGCCGGTTTATGAACTGCCCGGTCTGCTGGTCACGCTTGTGCTTCGCCTCGTCCCACTTGAACTTGGCGAGGCCCGCGCTCTTGGAAATCTTGCCCTTGGCCTTCGGCATCAGGCTCTTGGACAGGCGTGCCATCAGACAAAAGCTTCCGGCAGTTCGAAGCCCAGCCACTTGGCGACATCGTCGTCGGTTATCTCATAGTGCCCTTCCTGCAATTGCGTGCCTGCGGGCAGCATGGCCATCAACTCCTCACGCATCATCATGTCGTGGCCCAGCATCTCGGGCGAATGGATCAGCACGGGGTAAACCTCCTCCCGCACATCGGTGACGTGAACCAGTGTCGTCATAGGTAGCCTGCCTTTCGGTAATAATTCTCCATCCAGTCGCTCAGCCCCTCTTCACGCATCAGCTTGCCCAGCGTTGACTTGGCGTCACTGACCCACCTGCGCCCCCCGGTCATCGTCATTTCAGTGGCAGAGGCCCACAACTCGGTGTCCGTATCGACAAAATATTGCGCCCACCTCTCTTCATGCGTCTTGTTGGGAATAGCCAAATATTTCTGGCGTATCTTCCTGCCCATGGCCACGAATTCGGGGTGCGCCCCACCACGCCCAGAACCGGTCAGGCGCTCCGCATAATCTAGCTGGTGGCCCATTTCATGGGCGATGATCGTGGTGTGGTGCTGTTCCGTGTCCTCCGCTGACCAATTCATCAACTTGTGTGTCTTCTCAGCCTTCTTGCTCTT